GCCACTGGAGGATTCAGGCAATACAGCAGGACCGATGATCCCGAATCGACCAAAGACACATTCCTGACTGTCCGGGCCAGGAAGAGCTATTTCTTCGGCATAGCGAATGGGAATAAAGGCGTTGTGGTAACATCGGCTACCAATGCTCCCACAGTAATCAGAGTGATTGGAGAATCCTCCAACGATATAACCGTCAGTTCCGATGTAAACGATTTCCGTACATTCCATCTTCTCTTGAAGGCCAACGGCACCTTTAAGCTCTGGGTGGATGGGGTGTTGGTGCATAGCGGGAATGCTGGTAGCACGTCAAGCACTTTCGTCAAGTTCGGGTTAGGATTCCCGATCAGCATAAATGATCTTGTTCAGCTTGGCCCCGGGACGGTTTCCGAATTCGACTTTGTTCATTATCACTCCGATTTCAAGGGCGACAGCCTTTCTAGTTTTGGCGGGAAGGTGTCTCCTACGGCTTTACCCAACATTCTTCCGACATCAGGTGAGATCACGCTACAGCAAGACTACACCCGAGTCCCGGATGCCCTGCGCCGTGTTTTCCATTCCTCCACACTTCTTGGCGGATCGGTGGGGATTTCGTCATGGACCGCGGATTCGTCTGATTTTACCACTGGCGTTGATGCGGCCGGGTTTATGAGCGTATCCAATGGTTCAATACCAACATCTTTGGTAAAACGCTATCAACGCTTGAAATTGGCTCTGGCTTCCCCAGATCTCCACCAGGGACCATCTGTAGATTCTTTTGTCACAGGCGCCCTCTGGCTCACGCAGCCCATTTTCATAGGCTCAAGCATCACATCCTGGCGAGAGTTCTTGGCCACCATTACCCAACCAGCAGGCTCCGATCTCACAATAAAGATTCGGCGTTTCACGGGACTTACAACTCCTGCCGAGGTAGACTGGGCGGCGTTTGTTTCCATCGCATCCGGCAACAACATAGGCACCATCCTGGCTGATGGGAGCCCACCCACGACGCGCTGGGCACAACTCAAGATTGAACTTGGCCCGGCTTCCGATGGCCAACTGCCCGATCTTGATGCCGCTCTGCTTCAATGGGTGGAAGGGGACGCAAGTATTCTTCCGCTGGCTTCCGTTGTTCACAAAGGCCGGCACATGACGGCCTGCGCTATTGGGAGTTCCGCTGCCAACGATCTTGTCATAGTCAGTGATCGCAATGAGGCTTGGATGAAGTATTCCGGCATGAAGCTAAACTTCATGATCCACTTCAAGGGGGCCCTGATCGGGTTCAGTTCCGAGAACAGCGGGATACTGGAGCTTGACGTATCCGGCTTTTTCCGCGACCTGACCGCGGCCATTGACGCTTTCCTGGACACCCGGGAAGAGACCTTCGGACATGAGGAACTTCGCAAGGACCTACGGTACGGCTATGTCCATGTCGGCTCAATTCAGGCCACGCTGGACACCTACCTAAAGCGGCAGACGGATACAGCCTTCGGGAACTTGAGGACCATCACCCTAGATGGCCTGGGCAGCGACATCCGGGCGAATCACCCGGCCGCCACAGTGGCCAAGAGATTCCAGAGGCGCTACCGAAATTCCGTCTTGGATCAAGACATGGCCTTGCGCGGAGAGACTATCTATTACAACATCCGGGGGCCGCAGCCATGAGCTCTAAGCTGCCAGCAGACACGGCACCTGGCATCCAGACGGTTGTAGAGCGCTTGCAAAGAGAAAGTCAGACAGTGGGCCATCGGAAGTTTGATCGGGCCCCATTCGCAGCGGAAGTCCCAGAGAACGGCTTTGTCATAGCGCAGATATCGGGCACGGTTTATATTTATACCAAGATCGGCACGGCGCTGTTTAGGGTTGCTACGGTGCCAGCCTAGGAGAATAGTATGCCCAATGGACAGGCGTTCGGGTTCAAAGCCGCTGGAGAGTTTGAGCCGGCCTTTCAAGCCGCCATTCGGAGACTGGGGCTTGGGGCAGCCGCCCGAAGGGGCCAGCTTGCCCAAGGTCTAGCCACGCGAGGGGTACGGACTTCCGGCGTGTCTGCCATTCCAGAGGAAGCCTTGGGCCGCGGAGAAGCCGAGGCAGAAGCCGGATTGGTTGGAGACTTTGCTTTGCGGCAGGCCCTGGAGAACATCGAAGATCGCAGGCGGACCCAGGAAATGGCTTTCCAGCGCGAAATGCTACCGCGGCAGTTCGAGCTTCAGGAATCCCTCCAGCGGCGTCTAGGACGCCAACAGCTTATCGGCCAACTTATCGGCGGCGGGATAGGCGCTATAGGCTCCATTGGCGGCGGAGCTCTATCGAGAGGCGGCGCTGGAAGAGCTGGCGGCGGTGCCACCAACATCTTCTTGCGAGGGGGCTAAGATGGCATCACCAATCGAAGAAGCATTGCGGCGCAGGGCCAGGCTTCTAGGACCAAGGCAGGAGGCGCTTACTGGGGCCATGACCGGCCTTGATTTCCCAGAAGGCCCCGCCATCCCCACTCCTGCCGCAGGACCTTCACAGCCAAATGATCTTGATAGCCTAATCAATCGTCTTTATGGCCAACAGCCGCAGCCCTCCCCAGTCCGAGAAGCCATCGGAAGGGCACTTATAGGTTTTGGCCGCGGTGCCCAAGCCACCCCAGCAGGAGCTCAGTATGACCCGCTCCTAGGTGGACTTGTCGGAGGCCTAACAGGGACCGGGGCTAGCGTTGCAGAGGACTTGGAAGCCAGGCGCCACGAGGGTGGAGGTCAGAAAGAATTGCTTCAAGATGTGCTCAAAGCCAGGCTTGGTGAAGAGATTAAGGAGCCCTTCAGGATCCGGCAGGAAGAGCGTGAGCAGGCAGGACGTAAAGAGCTTGAGGGCTTGAGAGCGCAAAGGATCAAAGAACGCACGGCGGCTCTGCAAGCTCTACAGAGCGAGGACCCCAGACTGTTTGGTGATGCCGTTGATCTTGTTTCCAAGGATCGGCTTGTGCAAGCTGGGCTTGTTGACCCCGATGAGTTCCAGAGTCGAGTCAGCATGACATTTCAAGCACTAAGGGCGGCGCGGAGCAGACCGCCACTTGCCTCTCCCCCTCCTGCCGCTGGCGGCGGGGCTGGCGCAGGTCCTTCATGGAGGCAGTTCGACCGCCCCCCTAGATGAGCTGGGATGAGATTGAGAGGGACACTGAGTACCAGGCCCTTCCACAAGTCAGGAAGGACCGCATCCGGCTCAATTACTTCAACGAAAGCATTGCCCCGAATGTCCCGCCCGAGCAGCTAGGGCAAGTCCGCGGACAGTTCTTTCGGGATACCACACCCACACCCGCACCAGCAGAAGGAGTTTTTGGCCAACTCCCAACTGAACCTACGGCCCAATTCCTGGAAGGCCTTACAAGAGGGGCCACCCTAGGCATCACTGGCACCGAAACCGGGGTTCCCGAGCCCCCGCTTATCAGCAAGCCTGGGGCTGCCCGTTTCGCTGGCGAGATTGTAGGCGGGCTACCAAGCGGGGTCCCATTGCTTAGGGCTGCCGCACCGATCGCTGGGGCAATCCGTTCAGCAGCGCCAAGGCTGGCCCAGATATTTGCCCGTCAGATCGCTTCTCTTCCACCATCAGCCAGAGCTGCCGCAGCACGGTTCGGGGCACGATTCCTGACCCCAGAGAACCTTACTCAAGCCGTAGCTGGAGGTATCTACGGCCCAGCCAGGCTAGTTGGCGAGACCAGGGGAGAGGCCTTGCGTGAGCCAGAAGCCCTGGGAGGTGCGGCTGCTACTGGCGCCGCCCTTGGAGGGGCCATATCGGCCGGCGTAGGCGCGGTTGCAAGGCGCTTCAGGCCCAGAATCATCACTGAGCAGGAAATGGTAAGCCAGGCACGGCAGGCCCAGCGCCCCCCAATACAGCCAGCTTTGCCAGCCCCACCCCGCAGGCTGGCCTTGCCAGCTCCAAAACCCCCCGTTGAGGGGCCTGGTTTCACCATGAGGCCTGTCAGACCCACCTACAGGACCGTTTTCAGCCCACAACTGGGGGAAATCAGGGTACAGACAGAGCCAGGAGAGGCTTTGGGTGCCCTAGAGAGGCGTTTAGGCCTTGGTAGGCCAGTCCCAGCGCCTTCCAGGCCCATCCCTACGGCTCCTGCCGCCCCTCAGGCAACCCCCAGGATTACCAAGAGGCTTGCTAGGGAGCTCACCCACAAGGGGGCCCTGAATGTCAGCGTGAAGGATCCTACGAAGCTGGGAATCTTGGTCCAGATGGCCAGGCAGGGGGTTCTAAGCGACGTTCAACTTAGGCGGTTCACCAACAACCTGAGCGCAGAATATCAGATCGAGGCGAAATTGAGGCCAGGGGCGACTAGGACGGCAGATTTGAAGATGGCCCTTGATAGACTTGGGATCCGTTTGCGCGAGCCAGTTCCTGAGCCAATTCCGCAGCCAGCGGTTCGCGCCGAAGTTGCTCCCAGCGCTCCACAGCAGCCTCTAGCGGTAGTTCCTGAAACTCCCGCGAGGCCAGAAAGGCCGCTAGCCGATCTTTTATTAGACCCATCGCCCGAGAGTGTAACAGCCGCAGCTGGGATTGTCAAGGGTCCATCTACGATGGATGCCGTCCTTTCCGAAGAGGGCGGGGATGCGGCAAGGGCGATTACCAACGCCAGAACCATTCTTGGGCGCACATCAGAATTCCTCTCCCAAAACTTAGATGAACTACCCCCGGAACGGATACCGTTTTTTGTGCGCTCCATGGGTCGAGATATCGTGCGGTTGCGTGTCCTTACTGGTGAGCCGGCAGATCCCACCATGATTAACCTCATTCGTGAGGCAGAGGCAAGGATGGCCACGCCCAGGGTTCCGCTACCAGCTGCCGCACCGACAGCGGAAGCCCTTGAGGCGCAAGCTGGCCGGCCACTGTGGCAAATGACTCCCGAAGAGTTCCGGCAACGCTTTCCAGAGGCCGATATTGGACTGCATCGTGAGAGCATCGCGGAAGCACTCAGAACCAACAAGCCGATCCAGCCGAGTATTGCCGAGGCATACCCGGAAGTGTTGGAGCAGGAAAGAACCATTTTCGAGACAAAGCGCGGCAGAGCGGAGTTGAAGGCGGCTGAGTTTTCCGACACTCCAATATCTGACATGCTTCGGAGATTTGGGCTTAGCCGTACCAAGGCTGAAGCTAGTAATCAGCTTGGGGATCTGCAATTAGCCAATGAAAAAGGATTGGTCAAGGCAAAGGGCGGCCTGGGCATTAGTGAGGCGACTGAACTAGCTTACACGGAAGGCCTCATTCCAGAGAACAATGACACGCTTTTTCTGAATGCTTTGGATGAGGAACTGCGAACTGGCAAGCCGATGTTCGGTCGAGTATCGCCAGAATTCAGAGCTGGCGAAAGTGGCGCCGCAGAGATCCCAGAGTTCCTAAAAAGCATCGGGCGCCGGCTTGGTCTAATCCGAGAAGAGGCGCCTGCCGCAGCTCCCCAGCTTCCGACCACAGAGCAGTTGCGGGCCCGAGTAGAGGAAACCCGCAAATCGGTTGAGGGTGCGGTACAACAGCTAGACCGACTCAATGCTAGGGCCAAGATCGCTGTTGAGCAAACAGCCACTATTGAGGCTACGGGCACTCTAGCAAAAGAAGTCCGGCCTGAATTCAGGAAAGGCGGGGCTCCTGTTTCCGAAGCCGACCTAAAAGCCTTCAAGCTCTCTGCCAATGAGGCTAAAAAGGGCATGGCCCAGATCGTTGCCGCAGCGCGTGAAATGGAACGCTTGAAAAGCGAGCTGGCCGGGAAGGCCGACGCCTTGTCCGCTAATGCCGCAAGCCTCATATCTGATTCCATGGAGAATGCCGTCAGGCGTCTGAACCAAGCCGTTGAAGAGGCCAATGTCCAGCGCTTTGTGGCCAATCGCATCTTGAAGTCCTACGATGGGCCCATTCCCAAAGACGTGATCGAGACCATGCGGACCCAGGGGGTATTGCTTAATGGATTGCGTGATGTGCAGGCCAAGGTCCCCATTACTACCAATATCATTGAGAGCATCCAGAACTGGGGCAACTTGACTCCCAAACAGCGCTTCCAATTCACCAAGGACTTGGTGGATCAGTTCCGGCTCAATCTTTTCAGTCCCTTCTCCTGGACGTTGGATTTCCTTGGGAACGCCGCAGAACTTACTGCGCAGGCTGTCGGGGGCGCTGGACATGATATCGTCTACCTCCGACATGGCAAACTGTCTCTGCCGGCCAGCCAAGGGCTGATTCATGCCATCCGAAGTCGTCTTGCGGCCCGCGGCGCTCCGATTCTTCCAACGGCAGAGGAAGGCCTTGGCACAACCATAGGCGGTGAGATCATTGGCGGTGGGTTCAGGACGGCCCAAGGCACGTTTACCCGTCGCGGGAATGTCCTAAGCAGCTTCTATGACTACCTGATCGGCACCCCTCTGTATGCCAAGGGCGCCATTGATGCGGAAGCTAAGCGGCTAGGTGCGGTTACTTACCTGCATCGAGCCGCCATCATTGCGGCCGATAAAGCAGGCTTGCGCGGTGCGGCCCGCATAGATGCCATGCGGAACTTCTTGGACAACCCTCCTGCCGAGGCCATTCAAGAGGCCGTAATCTATGGCCAGAAGGCCGGATTCAGCCGACCACTGGGCGGATCAATCGAGCGTTTGGCAAACAGCCCTGTGACCCAACTGGTGCTTGATGCCTTCCCGCGCTGGGGATTCCAGTTCACTCAATGGTCCGCCGAAATGCTTGGCTACAATCGCCAGCTTATGAGCCGACTGGCCAACAAGACGGCCACCCCAGAAATGGTGGGGGAATACATGGCCAAGACTGCCACCGGATGGGGCGGCCTGTATCTGATTGACAAGGTTCTCTATGATCGCGTCGATTTCAACAGCATGGAGTACGTCCACCCCAACGGAGATCGCACAAGGCTATCTAGTCGTGAGCCTTTGCCAACCGCACTTCTGTTTCTTGCTGCCATCCACGGAGATCAAAATAAGGCCTTGGCTGCACTCAAGTTCTCTTCCATTCCAGGGGCCAAGTTCATCGGCGGCGAGGGCGGAATGCTTCTCAGCGTTCTTCAGCAATTCCAAAGGGCAGCTCGTTCTCGGGACATAAGCCCGCGGCGCATGAGTGATGAATTTACCGACGTGCTCAATAGGGCAATCCCAGGACAGGCCATGCTCGGACTCCTAAAGACTCTGATAGACCCGATCGTAAGACGCGGAGCAGGCGCCGGCCTACCTGGAATATCTAAAAGGCTACCGCCCGTCATTGAGCCCACAACAGGAGAACCGCTTGCGCCTAAAATCCGCATTCCTGGGACCGCAGTAGAGATCCCATCAGTCTTGGGAACACCATTCCCAGGAGCAACCCGGGTACTCAATCCGGTTCAGAAGCTGCTTTTCCGTTATGGTACTCCGATCTTCCGCGGCCCCAGAACATCTATTTTGGGAGTTCCCTCAAGCGAACTTCCTGAAACCTTCCGGGATGAATGGCTTGTGGAGCTGGGCAGGCAGCGGCAAAGAATACTTGGCCCATTGGCTGGCGATAAAAAGAAACTTGAGCGGCTTGGCTCCATGGAGTTTGCCGATGCTAGAGCTTTAATAGCGGATTTGGATAGCTCGGCGGCGGCTATAGCCAGCTCAATCGTGGCCAAGCGCCACAAACTTAGACCGCTGATAAGTCGGCCGTTGAGCGGTGCTGAACAAGCCTTGCCAGAGGCTTTTATCCGCAAGGCCCGTGAGCTCCGAGCCAAGGAAAAGAGACAATCCCCTTGACTTGGTTCTTGGGCTTGCTATAATACTCATCGTTGTTCCTGGGCAGATGGGCAAACAGTTCGGCGTCAACTCCGCACCATATTGCGCCCTTTCGGGCGGCTCACTCCCTCCCTGCCCAGGCATAGTGGGCCGCCCCTTCCTCTCATGAGCGACGAAGAAGTTATCGACAGCCTCAATTCAGATGAGCCCTTAGTCACTAAATTTTCCGACGCCGACCATGACGATCAGCTTTTCAAGTGCGGCAAAGACCGCAAGCACATGCTCCGCGAAGTCCGCATGCGGAGCAAGACCCCGGGCCCGCCCTTCTACATGTTTTCCAAGTGCCGCTTCTGCCAGGCAATCCTATCCCAAGTAGTTAGCTACCGCAAAGATCGTCAAGGGAACATCATCCCCGTTCTTCAGGCCTATCTTCTCATGGCCGGCAAACAAGTGGCTTTGCAGACTCACACCTATCGGGTGGTAAACCCGGAGAACCTAACCGAATCGCAGTAAGGAGAACATACCATGTCGAATGAATTGGCAGAACAACAGCTTGGCATCGCAGTAACTGGAGCTCGGGATCTTACACAAGCGATTGAGGCGCAGAAGCAGCTCAACAATTTCATCGCCTCTCAAATGAGAGAAGGCATCGACTATGGCGTGATCCCCGGAACTAAGAAGAAGTCCCTTCTCAAACCTGGAACGGAAAAACTCCTATTCTTCAACGGTCTAGGAATTCGTTTGGAGCCCACAACCGGCACCATCGTTAATTGGGACAAGCCATTTTTCAACTACGAATTCCGCGCCATCGTGTTTCATAAGCGCAGCGGGACCGTGGTTGCAGAGTGTATTGGCTCGGCCAACTCCCTTGAAACCAAGTACCGCTACATCTGGGTAAAGGAATATCGCATCCCGCGGGGCCTGGACAAGGATTCTCTGGAAACCAAAGAGAAGGATGGCGACACACTCTACCGCATCGACAACCCGGATATCTACAACCTCCCGAATACCCTGAACCGCATGGCCCAGAAGCGGGCTATTAGCGGTGGAGCAATCCTTGCCTGCCGCGCTTCCGAGAACTTCACCACGGAGATTGACGATGATGATATAGCCCATCCAGCCACTCTCGTTCAGGATCTAACTAAGATGGTGGATGGTGAAGCCAAGCCGGCTCCAGCCAAACCCGCTTCCAACAACGCTTCCAAACCTGCCATTTCCGAAGCCCAAGTGAAGCGTGTCTATACCATCATGAAGTCTGCTGGCGTGGATATCGCAGACGTGAAGGAATATCTTAAGGCAAAACTATCCTACACCGTTGATGAGGCCGGCGAGTCTCACCTTGCCCGCGTTTCCTGGAAAGACAAAGACTACGAAAACCTCTGCACTTGGATCGCAGCAGGGGTAGCGGAGAATTAATGAGCCGCTGGCGCCGCAAGCAACCAAACCCGGCCAGGTTCGAGCACAAGGGGCAGCCTATCCTGTGCTCTGAATGTGGCCGTGGGTCAACATGGTTCGAGGAACGCAAGCAACATAACGGGAAAAAGATTGTGGTGCGCCTTACCAGCCCCTTCTTGAGGCTTCCAGATGATCGACAAGCGCATGACATCTGCATCTATAGGCTCAGGAAAGCCAAGGAACAAACGGCCGAGTCTTTCGATAGGGAGAACAAGCAGGAGCCCAGTTTCTTCGACCGTATCAAGCGCCTATTTGGGCGCACTACTCAGGAGGCTTCATGGCAGACACGACAACCGCACAAGACACCCCGATAGCCGATCAACTGGCGCAGGAAATACTAGATGCCAGGCTACAGCATTTGCGCCAGCAGATCCGGCCGCAGAACAAGAGGGACTACCTCTACTTGTCCGATGTTCACACCTGCACCAGGCACAACTATTATTCCATGGTGGAGGGGGACAAGCGCAATCCGATCAACGAATTCCTTCAAGCCCGCTTTGAGGCCGGCAATATCTGGGAGCAGAAGATAGTGGCTCAACTCCTGGATATGGGATTCCAGGTGACGAGCGGGCAAGTCACGGTAGAGATCAAGCACAAAGACAAAATTCTTGGCCGCGGCAAGATTGACGGGAAAATTCGCTTTCGCGGCAAGACCATACCCTGCGAGATCAAGAACCTTGACGGGAATATTTTTCGCAGGATCAACTGTGTAGAAGATCTGTTTGAGGACGAATGGTTGGAAAAGTATGTCCGACAGCTCCTGCTTTACATGTACGGCCAAAACGAAGAAGAAGGAATTTTCCTCATCACCGATCGTGGTGGACTCTGGAAAGTTCTACCTATCTATTTAGGCAACTATCTGGACTATGCTGAGCTCACATTACGCAACATGGAACGGTCTATGGAGGCCAAAGACAGGGGTGAAATACCAGATCGCATCACCTATCACCCGAAGATTTGTGGGCGCTGCCAGTTCAACGCAGTTTGCCTCCCCACAACGGTCATTGAGGGCGGCGAGACCCTTCAAGACCCGGAGATCGAGAACCTTCTTGAACGCCATACCGAGCTCAAGGAGAAGGCCGCAGAGTTTGAAGAGATCCACGACACGATCAAAGACTTGTTTAAGGAGAAGCCGCAGACGACTGTGGGCGGGCGCTTTATTGTGAAGCCCAAGAAGCGCGTCAGGACTTCCTATGACGCAAAGCTACTAGACCCAGAGGCCCGCAAGGCGATCAAGAAAGAAACCGAATTCTGGGTCATAGAGATCGAGAAGATCCCGGAGGCCGCAGCCAAGTGACGGAATGGCATTTAGCCATTTGGAAGCGGCTTGATGCACTTGACCCGCAAGCGCGTATTCTTTGCTTTGGCCCCGAAGCCATAAAGAACATGAAAGACACTATGCTAGTCTTGCTCTGGGATATCAAAGAGCGCGATGATAAGATAGCGGCTTTGGAGAAAAGATTTAAGTCCCAGTCATTGACAAAATCCTGACCGTCTGCTATACTCATCTTGTGGCCACCCGCGAAAGCCAGACTCTATTTCGGCACCCAGTCCCTACCTTCGCGGGTGGTCAGGCTGGGTGCCCTTCGATTGAAGTGCAGGCTGGGACTTCTACCGGGTCCTGGGTGAAGCCGCGGCGCCCTTCATTGCGCTACCTCCCACGGCTGGCGTACTGCGGTGCGATGCCAGCCCCTGCACTTCTCGCTATAAGCATGGTCTGTATGCCAAGAGAAGTCTCCCGGGAGCTACGGACTGGGAGCGTAACCTTCCAGACTAGGTCTGGCATGCTTAGAAAACTGTGGGAGGACGTTGGGGAACGAAACCCTGTGGCCGGCCAGATGATGGACGTACATGTGTCCGTTCAAATCGGACTTCCTCCCATAGTCAATTTTGGACGTTGCGGCGTGGCGACGAAGAATCGCCACTGGCAAAGCAGGGCGATGCCAATACCGCCTACCCGCTGGATGGGACGCCCTTGATGCGGTGCACAGTCGGTGCAATACCGGCCAGCGTCCACCGATGTACCGTCGTGGTGCGGCGGGGAAGCTCGCGCAGAGAAATGGTCCTGCCGGTTCGTGCCGTGGACTGAGACACGAGCTGGCCTGCGCGACGATTTGATGGTACTGCGGAACATAGCCACAAGGAGCCATCATGGACAAGAAGATACTTGAAATTCTAGGGACGCATCCGGCGTATGTGACCAGGGCGCAGCTGTCCGGACTGACCAGGGCGCAGCTGTCCGGACTGACCAGGGAGCAGCTGTCCTGGCTGGCCGGGGCGCAGCTGTCCGGACTGACCGGGGCGCAGCTGTCCGGACTGACCGGGGCGCAGCTGTCCGGACTGACCAGGGCGCAGCTGTCCGGACTGACCAGGGCGCAGCTGTCCGGACTGACCAGGGAGCAGCTGTCCGGACTGACCGGATGGAGAAAGGATTTTATAGAGCAGGCGAGAACTGGCGAGGGTGTTCCAAGGCTAGATAATCCTTACACTCAAATTCTTAAAGCCATTCAATCTGATGACTGTGAATTGAAAATGAGTTCGTGGCATTCTTGCAAGACGGTTCATTGCCTTGGCGGCTGGACGGTGCATCTTTGCGGCAAGGCCGGCTACGAGGCCGAGGAGGCGTTTGGCGGCACTCCCCAGGCGGCATCCCTAATCCTCCTTAAGTCCCGCCCCGATGCGCCCTTGCCGAACCTCTACGCCAGCAACGAGGCGGCGATGGCGTTCATTGAGGCGAGGGCGGCGGAGGAGGCCGATCCTGCATGACTATCACTTGGAAGGAACTCAAGCCCCGTGATCACTTGCGCGTATTTCAGGCCGATCTTGAGGATGGGCACTTGACCGTGTTCGTAGGCCGCGAACCATTCATGCGTGGCGGGAATCTTGGCTGGCATCTGAGCATAAGCCATCGGTCCAATTCAATCCTATCCCCCATTGGTGGGCCAGCTCCGGGCCGGATTCCCACTTGGGAGGAGATCACGCAAGCCCGCTATGACCTCTGTCCCGATCAGGCCTACATGGCGATGATACTACCGCCCAAGGCCGAGTACGTTAATCTGCATCCGACGACTATGCACTTGTACGAAGTGGAAGGGGAGAATGCCTGATCCAAGAACTGAGGCGTTCAAACGCCAGCGCGAGCAGAACGATATCGCTGCGCTTCGTGACCGGATTAATTCCGCTCGTTCCGCACTTCGTTTTGCCCTGGATACTCTCAACAACTGCGACGATGTGGTTCTCAAGTTACACAAGGCGCGAATCCGAATCGAGGAAGGCCTGGAGAAGATCGGATGATCTCCTGGTGGTTGAGCCTTCTTCCATGCCGCCTGATCGGCTGCATCCCGGAGTCCCGCGTATTCGATTTGGAGGACGGCTCTCGCGTTTGCGAGCTTTCGTGCAGATGCGATAAGGTTGAGAGCCGCGTCGTGTTCCCTCCGATCACCGGGGGCTATCCGAAGATCAAATGATACTTCTCCCCTGGCGCGTCGGAGGGCTCCGCGTGTGTTTGCGATTTGTGTGGCCGAACGAAGTCCTGCATCTCGGTTTCTGGATCGCCCACTCCTGGCCGATCTCAATACGGATGCTTGGGGGGCCTCGTGGGTGGAGATTCTTCGGGCTTGAATATGATCGGACCACGGCAGAGGAGGCAAACCGGCATGACCATCGACCAAATCCGCGCCTGGATCGCCGTCTGTGAGACAGCGGGAATCGGGGTGCCTGAGCAAATCCACGTCCTTGATGCATACGCCAGGCTGCTTGAGGCGAAGCTGCTGGAGATCGCCGGGGAGGGAAGATGATCCGACAATACGAGCTTCGACGCTATCACGATCTCATCGTCTGTTCTGCCACGCACCCGCACTATCCGAACTACGACGACAGGGCCAGGAGCCGCGTTGATCATCTGTTCGATGGGTCGGGCGAAAAGTACGCATTCCCGGCTACTCTCTGCGGGATGCTGGCGACGGGTTTTAAGCAAGAGGTCCAAGACTGCCAGCGTTCAATCTGCCGCCAATGTGACAAGGCCGCGCCCAAGAGTGCGAAGGATACTGTGGAACATAATCCAAATGGGCCGACCGATGCCAGATAGATTCGACGCCCGAAAAGCCTGGATCAAAGGCCGCACCCGATGCAGCGCAAAGCGCCAGCGCTACTGCGATATTCAGACTCCAGTCGATGGCGAAGCAGACTGCGCCTTTGAGTATTGTCCAATCCAGAGGACTATCGTAGATGAAGGGCAAGACATGCTCCGGGATTCCCTTCGCCGGGGCCAGAAAAAGGCGGGCAAGTGATCTGTAGAACGACTTGGAACCTTTCGGATTGTTTTGAGCATCGAAGGGGTTACGACAAGTGCCTTGCGCTCTGCGGCTGTTCCGTTTGCTACGCGAACCGAAAGGCCGAGAAGAAGGAGCCGCACCGGGAGAGGAACGAACCAAGCGCAAGAGGAGAATAAAATGAAAAAAGAACTATTTATCGGAAATCTTGTCGCTAAGCCCGGCGTCGTTTACGACTGGACCGAGATAACCGGGAATCTCGATGCCAACGCCGTTAAAATGACCAAGGCGTTTCCACGATTGGTCAAGATCGGCGGGTACCTGCACCTCGCGAGCCTGACGAGCGCCGACGGTCTCAAGCTGCCGCAGTCCATCGGCGGGTACCTGCACCTCGCGGGCCTGACGAGCGCCGACGGTCTCAAGCTGCCGCAGTCCATCGGCGGGTACCTGCACCTCGGGAGCCTGACGAGCGCCGAGCGCGCGAAGATCGCAACGGAGCAGAACGATACCAGGGCCAGGTCTGAAGCCATAGCAATATCCCGCGCCATGCTTCTGTCTGCCTTTGCCGCCTCTGGCTACTCGTTCGCCGACGGCATCCTCGCCAGGATCGTTTCTCAGCGCGGCTCTGTGTCGCGAGTTATCGTCTGCGGAAAGACGGAGATTTCGTATCTCATCACGAACGGGGACGATTTCTCGCACGGGAAGACCCTAGCCGAAGCACGGGACGGCTTGCTCTACAAGATTGGATCAAGGGACACTTCCGAGTTCAAGTCTTGGACCCTAGACCGCGAGATATCGAAGCGGGACGCCATCCGGGCCTACCGCATCATCACCGGAGCTTGTGAACAAGGAGTTAAGACCTGGCTTGAGCAGCGCGAGACGCCCGAGAAAATCACGGTTCGCGGAATCATTGAATTGACACGCGGGGCCTATGGAGCGGACAAGTTCGCGGGGTTCTTTGTCGAGCGGGAGGCCGTTGTTAAATGAGAAATGATCGCATCGCCCTAAAGAACGCCCGCGCCTGGTCGCGGGTGAACTCCGCCACGCTTGAGCCCCCGGTCCTGACCTGCGTCAACTGCGGGCGCGAGGAGTGCGTTTGCTTGTCGTTTTGCGCCGGCTGCGGGCAGATGTGGGATGCGCATATGCGGGATGACATGGGGACATGCGGCGCGTTTCGCGCTTGAAGGGCCGAGGGCATGATCTACGGCTCTGTTTGCAGCGGCATCGAGGCGGCGACCGCGGCCTGGCATCCCCTGGGCTGGAAAGCCGCCTGGCTCTCGGAGATCGAGAAGTTTCCCTCGGCCGTCCTTCAACGCCATTACCCCGACGTCCCGAACCTCGGGGACATGACGACGATTCACGACAGACAGGAGTTCAAGAATGGAGCAATCGACCTTCTCGTGGGAGGAACCCCCTGCCAGTCCTTCTCGGTGGCCGGGCTGCGAAAGGGAATGGCAGACCCGCGTGGCAACCTGGCCCTCGTCTTTCTCCGAATTGCTGACCTCGCTCGGCCCCGATGGATTGTCTGGGAAAACGTGCCCGGCGTCTTGTCGTCCAACCGAGGGCGGGATTTTGGAGCCTTCCTCGGGGCGCTGGGCCAACTCGGGTATGGGTGGTCCTATCGAATCCTGGACGCTCAGTACTTCGGAGTTCCCCAGCGCCGCCGTCGCGTCTTCGTTGTCGGATATCTTGGAGACTGGCGACGTGCCGCGGCGGTACTTTTTGAGCCCGACTGCCTGCGCCGGAATCCTGCGCCGAGCGGCAAGGCGAGGGCGGGCGTTGCCGCCCTTACTGCAACAGGCGTTGGAACTTGCGGCGCGGACGATAACCAAGCCCAAGCAGGACATTTGATCGCGCACACTTTGCGTGGAGACGGCTTTGATGCGAGCGAGGACGGAACGGGGCGGGGGACGCCGATTATCCCGATCCTTGAAGCCGGCGCGCGAAACGGAAGAGGCGGTCTTTCCAACGTCGTACCACCGCTCAAGGCAGAGTCGGGCGTGAGCGGGAAAGGAGACGGAGCTCCTCTGGTGTTCCAACAGAACAGCAAGTCGGAGGTCCGCGAGATGGGTGACCGGACCGGCGCGGTTACGTCCGGGCCCGGCGCCCAATGCCAGAACTACCTCAAGGCCGGGATGGCGGTGCGCAGGCTGACCCCACGCGAGTGCGAGCGACTCCAGGGACTTCCTGACGACTACACGCTGGTCGCCTGGCGCGGTAAACCGAAAGAGGAATGTCCCGACGGCCCTCGGTACAAGGCCATCGGCAACTCGATGGCGGTGCCCTGCATGGTCTGGCTGGGGGAACGGATTCAAAGAGTAGAGGACATTATGAATGTCAAAAAATCTAGTATAGTTCCGAATGCCCCGCCTGCGGCGCGGTATGATCGCGCCTCTGGCTACAACTGCCCGGACGGCGCTCGGCCGGGGGATATCTGCGTCTGCATCCAATGCGGGGCCATTTGCGAGTTTGACGCAGGGATGATGCGGCGATTGGTTTCCGAGGCGCAATGCCGGGAGTCGAACATGGCTTGCGCCAGGGAAGCACGGGCGAAGATTCGATTGATGCGGGGGATTGTTCGGTGAACAAGAAGAAAGAGCCAGAGGCGCCCGCAGGATTCGTCTGGTGCAACGGCCTATGGGTCCCGCGTGTCACTCCTAGCCCAGATGTGGAGAAAGCTATCTTTTCAACCAAGATTCTTGGATTCCGAATTTCAAAATGAAATTCGCCTACGCCGATCCTCCGTATCTTGGCTGCGCCACTAAATACGATCATCCTGAAACTAGGAAGTGGAATACCCTGGCGGCCCACATCGACCTCATGCGCCTGCTCGAGCTCGAGTACCCAGACGGCTGGGCCATGTCTTTGCATTCGCCTTCGCTCCAGGCGATCCTTCCGCATGCCCCCCCCCTATCCGCGTTCTCGGGTACTGGCATGGGTCAAGCCGTTCTCCTGCTTCAAGCCCGGAGTTGGCCTAGCGTATACCTGGGAGCCGGTCATTTTCTGTGGCGGGCGTAAACGGTCTACCAAAGACGCGACCAGCAAGGATCACTTGATCGAGTCCGTGGCGCTTCGCAAGGGGCTTTGCGGTGCAAAACCGGCACGCTTCTGCATTTGGTTGCTGGATTGCCTGAATTTTCAGCCCGGGGACATCCTGGACGACCTATTCCCTGGGACTGGGATCATGGGCCGCGCCGTAGCTGGGCGCATCGGATTGCCTGAGCAAGGAAGCATGATATGATTCCTGGGCTATCAAAGCCTGATGTTATATCCTCCGTCGATAAACTTGACAAGCAGAAAGACTTAGAGTAATATTTCACCCATGGTAACCCCGGCTGTAGTTCCAGATTGCGGGCTTCGAGATCCCCTAGCCGGGGTTGCCTCTCGAAGCCCCTTTTATTTTCAGCGCGCTCGGCTGTCGCGCTATCAAACAAATGGCACCGAACTAGGCCGCCTGTCCTTTCGAGCACTACAGGCATTAAGGGGACCGACGGACGCGATAAAATGGGTACAACCTGTCCGCCCCGCCTTGGATCATCTTAGCTCTACATCACAGAGAAAAGCCAAGGGCAGTAGAAAGGTCCGCTGCCGGCCCACAGGCCGAGACATTTTCCCTTCGATCTGCCCTGCTTAAGTCTCTTCTGGCCGCCCCGCAGGGCAGATCCAAGGCAAAAGCGTATTACCCCAATTATTACTTGCGGAGATACCCGGATGCAGCTCTTCAACATCGAACCAAAATGTCCTGAATGCAGTCACACCTTCAAAATAACCGTGAACACCTGGACCGGAGAACACACAGTCCTTGCCGAGTTTAAGGCTGGCTATGGTCAGCTCATGGCGGTAGTGGAGCACTACAAGAAGCTGCGCGGGTTTGATCTTATCCCGACTTGGAACGGCACCTATAAGGCGAGAGCCATGGCCGCGGCGAAGCGGATCCTGAACTTCCTTCGCAAGCTCGATGATCCCGTGGACGTGGCCAAAGAGTATCTAAGCGAGCTCCAGGACCGTTGTCAAAGAGAGAACTGGAAAGGCTGGAGCATCGAGCGGGCCGCAAAGGACGTAGACCATTGGTTGGCCGGGAAACAAGAGGTATGGCGCAAATGATTTGCGTTGGCGGCGTGACCTGGACGGATGAAAACGAGACCCACGAATATTTTGAGAAACTAAGTGAGAAATACGGATCCGGGATAGTTGAGCCTTCCTGTGGTGATGGCGGGATAAATTTCAAAGGCTGCGGAAAGACCACTTGTTATATCATCATAGACGATTCTCAGAACAGCAAAAATAAACACTGGTGGCTGGGCCTGACCAACATCGGGACTTATGGATTTGAGGGGCAAGTTTTTATACCCATCCGGGTATGCCATCGTTGCTCAGCTGCTCATGACGGCTGGCTTTGTGGGTTGAAATTCCCAGAACAAAAAGAAACCGAGATAGCCAGAGCCGACAAATGGCCCATGACGCCGGCCGAGATCGTGGAATACAAGAAGATTTTCGAGGCAGCCTACAAGAAAGCCAGAAACCATTGCATAGACAACGTGTCGAAAGTCAAGACTTCCCGTCGATACCTGATGAAGGAATAATAACATGGCAGAAATCAATACCACTGAAAAGAAAAATCCTAGAGCCGGCAACCGAGCTGCTGGCAAGCGTTTTGAAAAGAAGTTGGAGGATTTTTTGGTGACTCTAGGCTATCGAGTCCAGAAGGCAGGACAGCGGGTGCTCTGGCTCAAAGACAAGAAAACCCACAAGATAAGGCCCATATCATTGAGTGCGGATTTTTTTGGGTGCATAGACCTAATTGGGATCCATCCAAATAAGTGTCAAACCCTTTTCGTGCAAGCCACCTTGGATCATGTTACAGGACGCAAGAAAGACGAGATCCAGCAGATCCCATGGAATTTCAGCGGGCAAAAGGTTCAGCTCTGGCGCCGGCAAGACGGGATCATGGGCGGGATTAAGGTTGAGGCACTACAGCCCGAAGGCACCTGGCACGAAACAATATTCAGGCTTAGGCCCGGAGAATGGCCGACATGCCTGTAAACCAAGACGCAGGAGGAATCATGTCTACCGCAACAGCAGATAAGGCGAGCAAGAGCAAATCCAACGGGGCCAAGCAGCAGGAGCTGCCCGGGACTCCCCAGCCCACAGGAGCGGGAAAGCTAGCTCTGAACTATATCTCCGACAAGGAGGATATCGACTCCAGATATGAGCGCCTGGAGAAGAAGGCCGAGGAAGTCAAGAAGGCGATGAAAGAAGAGGGTCGGAGCACGCTGACGGTTCAGAGTCCTGAGAGCCAGAGAAAGTATGATTTCGTAGTCAGGAGACACGAAAAACTTAGCGTGATCCGCCAGAAGGAGGGCTTCAAGACCAAATAGCACCGGGGCCCTTGTGGCCCCACAAATTTCATGGACAACTTAATCCCGCTAGCAGACAACCTCCTGGTGCGTCCTTGGGGCAGGGATAGAGTTACCAAAAGCGGGCTAATTATCCCAGAATCCGCCAGGACGCCAGCTTTTATGGGTGATGTGCTGGCGGCCGGCCCAGGGCGTCGCGGATCCGACATGCGTCAGATCCAGAATCCAGTAAGATCAGGAGACCGGATATTGTTCAGGCGCTTCTCAGGTACTGAAGTCAAGAGCACCAGCGATGCAGAAGCAGAAATCCTGATGGAGAGCAACCAAGTCCTAGCCGTGCTTGGTGAGGCTGGACAATGCGGCTGCCGTTGTCACGATAAGCGATAGTCGGAGGATAGCATGAGTCAAATCGGGCAGATAATAAAGGCCGAGATACAACCACTGAATTGCCAAGAGCTCTTTGAGCGTTTCCTGCGTCTGAGCGTAGCCAACGGTGACGCCAGTCGGCATACCTTGAATTCCTATCGAGAGGGCCTAGCTTGCTATTTTGGATGGTGTAGATTCCAGGACTTGCCCCCGGAGTCTTGCACCTTCGACAACATAGAAGCCTATCGCAAGTGGCTTATCTCCAAGGGTTACAAAAAAGGCACGATCGAGCTGCGGCTACTTGCCGTCAGAGTTCTTTACAAAGCTCTACAGCGATGGGGGATGCGGGCGGATAATCCCGCCCTTGGGGTCAAGGCGCCGCGGGAACTTACCCCAGCCAATCTGGGCATACTACGAAAGGCTCTAAGCTCGGAGGAAGCGAGGAAGCTACTTGAATCCTTGCCTTCTGGCCGAGGGGCGGTAAGCGCGCGCGATCGGGCTCTGATTATGACCATGCTGTTTCAGGGGCTCAGAGTAAGCGAAGTGGCGGACTTAAGGCTGGTAGACTTGGACACAGCTGAATTCAATTACCTAGAGGTCCTAGGCAAAGGAGAAAAGAGCCGCAGATCATATCTATCTGGACCCCCACGCGGGGCCATCATCCAGTGGCTTGACTACCGCGGGCTAGATACTCCCACCCAAGCCTTATTTTGCCGCCTAGATGTTCCAGGGAATCCCCATCTTACTACCCGATCCATACAACGCATCACCGACTTTTATCTAAGGCGCTCAGGGTTGAAGCAGGCCGGCCGATCCGCACACGCTTTGCGCCACACTTTTGCTATCATGTCGCTGATCGGAGGGGCGCAGCGGGAAGCCATAGCCGAGGCCATGGGACATTCCGACATAAGAACCACTGACGTATATCTAAGAGCCGCCGCATGCTTCCAATCCAATCCAGCTGAAGCGGTAGTTAAGGCAATTCAAAAAGAGGTAAACCAACATGGGTTATAAAGAGATGAAGGGTAAGTTGAAGGAGAACGGACGTGAAGTGCGTGTCAAGTGGAATGAGTATGCCGGCTTTTACGAGGTCCTAGACTCGAAGGGGAACAAACTTACCCATTTCGACAACCTCAAGGACGCTTCCGCTGCTGGAGTTGTTCTTGTCGTCCCCAAGCCTGCACCCGATGAGCCAGCAACAGCGGCTCCTTAACTGCCGGCTTTAAGATCGGAGTTCAGACGGCCCGCTAGGGTGAGAAGCGGGCCGTTTTCTTTTGGCTTTTAGTGCCGACTTTAAAGCTGGCTTTTAGGTTGGAAACGGCAATGTCAGAATATGCTAATTTGTCGTCAATTAGCATGTGCCGACTTATCCACAGGTTTTCCACATGTGGGTAAGTCTCCAAGCCGCATCAAATCATCTTCATACATCGGCCAACCTAAAGGACAATTACAGATGCGCCCACATAAAGCCCTGGGGTTATGGTTCCAGGGCTCGTAGGAAAATGGCGAATACGGGCAAGGCTGCTTGTGGATCAGTCGCATAGATAACCCAAGGCTGGGCCCTGGCTCGGCCCCAGGAGCAGGCGCCCCTGGGGCCTTGTCAGAGTCCAGCTATAGCCACTCCCCGCACAGCTTGTTTTCCTGGCCATGCAGGCAGAAGGATATCCGCTCGGCTAGGTACTGCGCCGGCCCATAGGGCGGCCGGATGATAACCCCACCCTTGGGCCCTAGCCGTAGGCCTAACAGCCTCCCCACGCTAGCCGACAGCCCCCGGATATGCCCCTGACCACTGTTTTCCTCAGCCGCCCCGCATGAGCACACGCAGAACAAGGACAGCTCCGAAGGCCCCCGCCTGACAACATAGACCGTGCTCAATTCCGGCAACAAGTCCAGGAGCATGGTCCGGTCCTCTTCAGTGAGACCACCAGCAGATATAACCTTGCTCATGCCTTGACCGCATAGCGCACGATGGCCGCAGCTACCGCCCCGTTAATCTCCTGGCCCTTTGAGACCGCCTCCCGCACGTCCTTGAAGAGCCGGCCTATGTCCATGATGTTGATTTGCACCCCGGCGCCTTGCCGGTAGTACGATTGCTCTATGAGCTTGTCCAGCTTGTCCCCCATTGTGTTTACCTCCCTGGCCCGTTAAAGGCCCTGGGTCATGGCCCCGGGGATTGCTCCCCAGGGCCACTACTCAGGGCCCTAGCCCAGCAAGGCCAACGCGGAATCCCAGGCTTTCTGCTTCAAGTCCGCCCCCGATCCGAAGAGCAGCGAGGCCGCCCTAGACTCCAGCTTGTCCCGGCCCTGCCCGCGTGAGCTCCGGGTATGGTCTACATACTCGGTCACGGCATTGAAGGCCGCCCAGGCCGTACCCTTGACGCCCGGCAGGTTGTTTCCCTTGCCGTGCTCGAACATCCCCGAGACTTCCTCAATGATGTTGAGGGCCCGGCCCGACAGCTCCCGGCGCCCAGGGCCAATCAAGGACGCTTCTTTGGGGAGCAGGCCGGTAGACTTCAGGAAGGCTTCCCAAGTGGCGCCACGGACCTGCACCCGGGTCATAGCTTGGGCCGCTTCCTCGAAGATACGGAAGCGCTCTTGAATGATCCCCAGCCCCTCGCGCACATCAGCCACCCGCAGCCCCATGGCCGCAGTATGCCTGATCTTTTGCTTACGGCTCCCATCGCCCACCGCCACATTCAAGGTGTTCTGACAAACCACCCTTATAGGAGTGAACATCACTTGGACCGCGGACGTGCCGTCATGCGTGTTAGTGAGCAGCAGGAACTTATCCGCCACATCATCGCCCACCACGCGCACCTGGCCCGGGAGCTTGGCGAGGATCCAGACCCGCTCACCAGCCCCAAGCGCTCCCGCCGTGTGGTAGATGGCCTCTTTGGAGCCTACCACGGCATCGAAGAAGGAGAACGCCTCCCGGTTTTGCAACGGCCGGTAGACCTCCCCCACCACTCCGAGAACGTCTTTAGAATCTTCTCGGATGGTAGCGTAAGCCGCAGGCACCAAACGGCCGTCCTTGAGATACAGCGGCTCTTTGACCACTCCCCAACCCAGCCCCGCCGCCTCTATGGCCTGCGCCGCGGTGGCTACGCCTTCCAGCTTGCGCCCTAGACCGTGCCAAGGTTCGGCGCCGGTGTAAAACATCGAGTTCACGTTATGCATGTTACCCCCTTTATTTTATTCTACTTGATTCTAAGACGGTAAATAGACAGCCCCCGTCGGTGTTCATGGCCGTAGTCTTAGACTACTTCCCCGACGAGGGCTGAAAACAAAAGAACTACGAGCCATGAACACCTTAAGTATAGCAGATGTGCGCCGCCTGTCAAGGCCCACAAGACCCATAGGTCCCCAACCCATTCGGCCCATCCCGCCCTAGGCCTAGCGCCCCATCCCGAAACACAACACCCCCCGCCAGCACCCCACCACGGAAAGGGTAGGGATAGGAAACATCTACGTCTATGCTCTTCCTCTTCTCTACTACATCTATGGTTTATAATAGTATTGTAACTATCATCATCAATATAAAAAGAATAGTAAAGAATTGACAAATTAAAGCATTGAATGACCAGGCAAGTACGACTTGTCAAATAAGATCAGTACAAGAGCGTTAGTAGAGCTTGGCTGATTTGGAGACCATCCCGGCATGCAATGAACGTCAGGAACAGAGCAGCAGGAGAGGACCCATGGTATAGTGGGTTATTGGTTCGGAGGATGAGGGCGGACATTGGATGGTTAAGATGATGAATCAGAGTAGATTGACATAGCATCCCCCGACCCCCCGAAAAAACTTTCGGCCTAGATGATCCAGCAGGCCCAGACCTGCCCCCGGGCTATTCCCCCTCGGAGTGTCGCATTACCCGGCCTATGTGACGGCCGGCAAGGGCCTTCCCAGGCTCCAGGATCGGCCCACGGGAGAGTATCCGACCCCGGATGGGGCCCCCGGCCACCCCCTAGAGCGGGTGTTCAAGTCCACCCAGAAAGCGCATATTGATTTTTCCACCTCACTTTACATCACACAAACCCTATTCCAAGGCCTATCCTTGCGATTTTGAGCCGATAAACAGGGGGTTCCAGGCATCCAAGAGCCAAAAGCCGCCCCTCCACCCATTGGAGAGCCAAGAAGTGGCACTTTATGGCTATTAGCCTTCGATGATGTATAATATCGCGTATGTTAAATATATCTGAGATGCAACAGCAGTTAAAGTCCATGGGGCTAGGAATGCGGTACTGGCCATTCCTGGAGAACGCTGAGACAGAGACCATCCTGCTGGCATCGCGCCGGCCGGCCTGGATCTTGGATGATGGGCGCCTGGAAGGCACCCAGGCCGAGATATACGATTCGGCTACTATCCGGGTTTGGACTTCGCGTGTTCTTTTGGCGCGGAGGATAGCGGCTGAGTACAACCTGAAGATCCGCCTGCTGAACGGCGAATGTATTTTGGATATCCCTGCCGCTTTGGCTGACGGCCTTCTGCCGCGGTTTGGTGTGAAGTCCAGAAAGCGGCTTACGGAAGAGCAGCGCCGGCTGGCTGCTGAACGATTCGCCAAGATCAAGTCTGAAAGGATTTCAGAACCACAGGCTTGAGTCTGCTGCAATCACCATGCTATGATGCGCGCATGGTGCAAATCATCTTCTGGCTTTCCGTGACCGTAGCCGTGAGCATTGCCTTGGCGGCCATCTTCATCATCATCTGCGAGTGCTGGCCCGAGCCCAAGGACTGATGGCATGGTCCGAGATTTCGTAGCCTTCACTCTCACCGCGTTCGGGTTCTCAGCTATCCTGGCGGTTGTTCTCAAGATCTGCTTTGAGTGAGCTCAAAGAACCGCCATCCTGGGTCATAGTCCTCATGGTCCTGCTGATATTCCTGGCCCTGATTTCCAACAGAGACCTACCAGCTCTGTTTCTGGACAAGTAATCTCCCACCGTCGGAAAACTTGACAAGAAGAAAATCCGACTGTTACACTTCCACCAAGCTCGGGCGAGCGACACACTATGCTTGCTCGGGTTTATTCATGTGAAGAGATAGCACCCAGCGTTGCTGCCCGAGCAACGCGCAGGGGGCCCTTGACTCGGCGCTCTCTGCATCCCGCCCCCGCTGGACTTATCACCCAGCGGGGGTCTTTCTTTTGGAGGCCGGCATGAAAAAGAAACGCACCACACATCGCAGCCGGAAAGGCAAGAAGCTCTATGCCTGCCGTGATCGCCGCGGGCGCTTCAATGATATCCAGTCCTACAAGAAAGCACACGGCCAAGATGTGCGGCGCAAAGCCAAGGGAGAGTGCTGAACATGGGTCCTTACGGTCACGGCAAGATTGGAAAGGTCTTGGGCGAGTTCAAGCGCGGATCGCTCAAGTCGGGCTCCGGGCAAAGCGTCACCAGCCGCAAGCAGGCTATCGCAATCGCATTGAGCGAGGCCAGGAGAGCCGGCGCGAGGATCCCCAAGCCCAAGCACAAGGGCGGGGAGTTGATGGGCGCCATGAAGCGCAGGATGGTCAAGAGTGCCTGAGTTCCAGCCGGTATCTCCAGCCGAGGTAGTTCCGGCCGCTATCGTGTCCGGGATTCCAGCAAACGTGGATCCTCCCGGGAATCCCGGTGTTTTGGTCAGGGGCCATGTTTTCCGGCCTGTAGTGATCGGCAAGGGCCAACTCCACAGGCTCAGCACCCGGGAAGCTCGCTTCCTGGACAAGTTCTTGGAGACCGGCAATCTGGATATCGCCTGCCAGGAGATCGGCATAGCCAACGGGACAGGGATCAATTACCTCAAGCGGCCTCACATCAAGCGCTACATCGAGGACATGACGCGCCAGCAGGCCCTGGCCGCTGGCTTGACCATGGAAAAACTCATGGCGAAGCTCAGCGCTGGCCTAGACGGCGAGATCAACCTGTCCAAGGATCAAATCGAAATCGTAAAAGTCGCGGCCCGCATCCTTCGGCCCTCTACTCCCGGCCTTCAGATCAACTTGCAGCAGAATAATATCGGCTCCAGTTCTCCCTATTCTCTCATGACCCCAGATCAGCTTACTACCGCCATGCGGGAGCGCGTGACTTTCATCGAGGGGCGCAAGGAATGAGCAATGACGTTTCCCGCTCCGACCTTCGAGATCAGCTTGAGGCTGCCGATCGGCAGTTCGGACGCGAGAGCCTTTTCTACTTCACCAAGTTCTGTCTAGGCTATGCTGAGCTCCAACCAAACCCTCACAAAGAAGTCTGCAAATTCGCTGAGGACATAGCCGGAAAAGATCGTTTCGGATTGGACCTGGAGCCCCGCGGCTCCTTCAAGACATCAATTTTCTCACAGGCCCTACCAGTCTGGCTATTGCTGAGAAATCCCAACGTCCGCATTCTACTTGACTCTCAAGTGCTACAGAATTCCATGGACAACCTGGGTGTCGTAAAAGCCCATCTTGCCAGCGAGCGCTTCCGCTACCTCTTCGGAGATTATTGCGGCAACCATTGGTCGCAAGAAGAGATCACCATATCCAAGCGCACCATGCACAACCTCAAGGAGCCTTCGGTCAGATGCGCCTCACCGGAGCGCGTTCAAGTCGGGCCACACTACGATTTCATCATTGCGGACGATTTGGTGTCCGATATCAACAGCAAGACCCTTGAACAGCGCCGCATGGTGAAGGACCATTTCCGCCTTCTTTTCTCTCTCTTGGAGCCTGACGGGAAGATCATTGTTGTTGGGACCCGCTGGCACTATGACGACGTTTACGACATGATAGCCCGCGAATTCCCGGAATTCAAAACGCGGATCATGGACGCCGAGACCAGCGGTCTTAACGGCGGGCTCTATTTCCCAGAACGCCTCGACAAGCAGTTCCTTACCGATCAGCGGCGCCGGCTTGGGCGGGATTTCTACAACGCGCAGTACCGAAACGATCCGGCTCCACTGGATGGGGACGCTGCCTTCCAGCGTTCCTGGTTCAAGCGCTACGATACCAAGCCTAGCGGCTGCTACGGCTTCATCGCGGTTGATCCTGGCGGCGCCAATAACGACTCGGACGAGTGGGTAATGCTTTCAGCCTACTGCCACTGGAACGGAGACCTCTACTACGAGGATATGATCCGAGGCAATTTCCGCAGCGGACAGGCATGGAATATGCTTTTTGATCTTGCCGCTCGGGTAGATCCAATAACGATCGCCCTGGAGACTACCGGCCCACAGAAATATCTCCTGGAAAGCCTCCAAGACGAAATGCGCCGGCGCGGCAAGTACCTGAACGTGACGCCGCTTGCCCATGGGCCGGATACTTCCAAGGAAATCAGAATCTTGCGACTTCAGCCCCGCTATCAATGCGGCGCCATGTATCATTCTCACCAAATGGAGCCGTTTGAGGAACAGCTTTTGCGTTTTCCAAAGGGCAAGGACGATATGGTTGACGCCGCGGCCATGATCCTTGAGGTTGCCGTGGCTCCAAGGACCCAGAAACGCCAACAGACGCCTATTAACAGCGTAGATGATTTGATTTGGCGAACCATGATGGGCCAGAACAAGGGCCGCTACGTTCATTCCTGTCTTGGAAGTGAGATATGACACACATACCATGCCTAGCTCTTGTCGCAATCGCGGCTGGAGCTCTGCTTTTGGCCTGGCGTGTCCATGCCGAGGCCCGGAATGAGCGCAAGGACCTTCTCAACCGCCTCATGGCCCGCGATTATGGCGAATACAAGGTCCTGAGTGCCCCGGGTGCAAAGCCGCCTAGGCGAATTTCCATGACTGATGAGCTCGAAGTGGAGATCGAGAAGCGCCAGAAGGTCTTAGCGGAGGCTGGCAGACATGCCTGACGCCCCCGCAGTAGGCATCCTAGGCAAGCTGGGCGAAATGGCCGGCGTTGCCGTCCGCAAACTGGCTCCCGGGAATGGACTCCCCAGGCAGGAAGATGCTTTCAAGGACGAAATCAAAGAGGCTGAGGAATTCTTTCAGGATGCTCTGTCTGAGCAGAAGGCCTATCATCGCGTGTGGTATCGAAACATCGCCTATTTCATGGGCCTTCAGTGGATGGACTGGGATGATCGCACCAACAATCTCATCGAGCCCCCGGCGCCATCCTGGCGGGTTAGATTCGTGGCCAACCTTATCATGCCCACGATCAGGACCGAAGCGGCCAAGATACTTCGCACCCAGCCGAATTTCCAGACCATTCCAGGCAACGACAGCCAAGAGGCGCGGCATTCCGCAAAGATCGGAAACCGCGTCCTCGAAGCCAAGTTCTACGAAGATGATTTTCAGCGCAAGCTCTACAACCTGACAATGTGGTTCCTGACATGCGGGCATTCGTTTCTCTGGAGCCTCTGGGATGGGACCCGCGGACGCTCCTGGAGTGACATGCTCAAGGACCCAGCCACCGGACAGCCGATGATGGGGCCGGATGGACAGCCGGTTCGCAAGACATTCTTTGAGGGCGACCTGCTTCACGACGTTTCAAGCCCATTTGAGACTTTAATGGAGCCCGGGGCGCCGGAAGATTTCAACGAGCATCGGCGCATCATGCGCTACAAGCTCCGCAGTCTCAGTTATGTCAAAGATCGCTACGGCGTGGAGCTGCCGGCCGATGATATCAAGAACGACGTGCTCTTGCAGATCCGGCTTGCCCGGCTAGTCTCTGGTTCTGCCGCCCCAGTCTCAAGCACACCATCTGCGCTCAAGAATCTTGTCATGGTCAAGGAGTATTTCGAGCTCCCCACCATGAAGAATCCCGAGGGCCGGAATTTCGTCTACGCTGGCGGCAGGATACTTGCAGAGCCGCGGTCTATAGACTATTACCTGCGTGGAGAGAGAGCCCTACCGTGCGGGAAATTCGACCACATCACAGTTCCAGGGCGGGCTTATCCCATTTCCATCATTGAGCAGATCGCACCCTTGAACTTGGTCTACAACAAAATGAACAGCCAAGTGATCGAGAATGCCAATCTCCTTTCCCGGCCCAAGGTTCTTTCTCCAGAGGGGTCTCTTTCTGAAGATCATTTCACCACAGAGCCCGGGGAAATCGTTGAATACCGTCCGATTGGCGGCATGAAGCCAGAGCCCTTTAAGCCCCCGGAAATGCCGCAGTATTTTTTCCTGATGAAGGACGCCATTCCAGGCATGATTGACACGGTAAGCGGGATATTCGATGTTTCCCGCGGGAAACTACCACGCCGAGCCACTTCCGGCCGCGCTATTGACCTTCTTCAAGAGGCCGATGAGACCAGGATTGCTCTTACCATCCGAAACTTTGCTTCAAGCCTTGAGCGTACTATGAGCATAAGCCTGGCGACTATGGGCCGCAAATATAGCGAGCAGCGTACCCTCAAGAAGGTTGGCCCATCACATGAAGTCGAAGTAATCACTTTTCGCGGCGCCGACCTCCGGGACGCCGACACAGTTAGGGTCTTTATGGGTGCAAGTCTTTCAAGGGCCGCAAAGAGCCAGCTCGGGCTCGAACTCCGAAAGGAAGGCCTAATCTCGAAAGATACTCTCATGAAGATCCTCGAACTTGGTGATATCAACATGGCCTTTGACGTTGACTCGGATCAGATATCCTATGCCCGCATCGAGAACATGGGCATGGCGAAGGGAATTATCTACAACGCTGGACAATACGAGCCGCACCAGGCCCACAAAGCGGAGCACACGGAATTCCTTAATTCCGAGATCGGCCAGAAGCTGCCCCTGGAAATCCGGCAGATTTTCGATCAACACATAGCGGAGCATGATGCTTTTGAGAGCCCCGTGGCGGGTGGCGTTATGCCGCAGCAGGATTTTGGGGCGCCGTTACCGCCTAGCGGCGTCCCTCCGATGGCTGAAGTACCAGGACAGGACTTAGGCGGACTATAGGCGGATCGAGAGATCCACCAACCCGAAAGGGAGTGGAGGAAAGGAGACATGGCAGACAAAGCAGGAGCAGCAGAAGTAGGCAGCACCGTAGGGACAACCCCATCGGGGACCCCGGGTGCTTCCAGTACCGGCGCGGGCCAACCTTCGGGAGCCTCGCCGCAAGGGTCCTCGGCGTCTACCGGGGCCCAGGCCGGCCAAGCCGCAGGCCAACCTTCGGGAGCCGCGGCGCCTGGTGAGTACGAGATCAAGGTAGACGGCAAGACGCGAAAGGTTTCTTTGCAGGAGTTAGTCACCCTTGCACAGCAAGGCGATGATTACACCCGCAAGAGCCAGTCGCTCTCGACGCAGAAGCGGCAGCTTGAGCAGGAGCACCAAGCGAGGATTGATGCCGCAGTAGCAGCTCGAATCCAGGAAATCCTGGCCGAAGGGGGCCAGGCTGGAGAAGGCGAAGATGGGGGGGCGAATCCTGGCGCCGCGGTATCGGAGACCACGGCAAGGCTACAGGCCATTGAGCACAAGATGGCGGACGACAAGTTAGATAACACGCTCAAATCATTAAAGCAGGAATTCCCGCTTCTAAACGAGCGGCTTTTCATGCTTGAGGCCATGGAAGCCAAGGTCAATAAGTTCGAGGACCTGAAGGATCTTGCCAAGCAGCATCAGGAGGCGCGAGAATCCGAGCGCGGACAGATATTCGAGTCCATGCTTACGGATGGCAAGCACCCCCTGGTGAGCCAGTACCGCCAAAAGGCCATAGAAGAATATTTGGCCCAGAAAGCCAAGGAGAACGGGGCGACTCACGAAACGGGTGCTACCGGATCGCCTGGCGGCGGAGCTGCACCATCGAAACCTAAGAGCTGGGATGAGGCGGATAAGATCGCCCTGGGAATCCTAGAGAAAGCGCACAGCTAGCGTCAGAGCCAAACAGGAGGACTTATGGCCGTCGATTCAGCAACGCTGTCAACGGCGTCCGGCATTCTCAAAGAAGTCTACCAGCCGGGCATCGTGGATCAAATCAACAACCCCAATGCGTTGATGGCCGAGGTTGAGAAAACCTCAAAGGACATCATCGAGGGCAAGTACGCCGTGATTGCCCTTCGCATGGGGGTTTCCCAGGGCATCGGCGCCCGTGCCGAACTTGGGACCCTGCCTTCCGCCCAGAGGACCCTTGTGGTTCAGTCTCGGGCGCTGCTGAAGTTCCTCTATGGAGTGATCCGGGTTTCCGGGCCGTTCCTGGAGTCCAGCCGGACGGATCGGGCCTCTTTCATCCGCGGCCTGCGCTCCGAGTCGGAGGGCATCACGGAGGCCATGAAGCTGGATCTCAACCGCCAGCTCTATGGCGATGGGTCCGGCCAGGTCGCAGTTTGCGGAGTCAGCGGGCCTTCTCTCACCGTGACGCTGGATGCGGATGCGAACATGCTCTATTTCGAGGAAGGCATGATCGTTGACATCCGCACGTCAGCCACCGGAACGGCCGTGGCCAACGGGACCAACCGCGAAGTCGTTTCGATCAATGTGACGGCCAAGACCATCACGCTCGACACGGCGGGCGGGACCGTGACCGTTACGGCGGCTGAGTCCGTCTACCGGGCCGGCAACCGCAACAACGAGATCACCGGACTGGGGCTCATCGTGAGCGACACCGGGACCTTGCAGAACGTGGACCCGACGGTTTCCGGCAATACCCGCTGGAAGGCCCGCGTCAACAGCGCATTCGGAGTACTCACCTTGGCGAAAATCCAGGATGAGTTTGATCGGGTGCATGATGCCTCTGGAGAGTGGGTCAGCCATCTATTCTCCAACAAGGGTCCGCGGAACAAGTATCTGGAGCTTCTGAACGCCGACCGGAGGTACATGCCCCAGGAAGCCACCAAGACTCTCAACGGCGGCTTCAAGGGCCTGAGCTATACCGGGGGGGGGACAGAGGCCGTCTGGGTCAAGGATCCTTACTCGCCGGATCGGAAGATATTCGGAGTCACCATGAAGCGGCTGGAGTGGCGCCGCCTCAAGGACTTCGAGTTCATGGAAGTCGGAGGGTCCGCATGGCTCCCCGACATATACGGCGCGAGCGCGGCCGACGCTTACAAGGCGGTCCTGGCGTCGTATGCCGAGCTCATCACGACCCGGCGCAACGCGCATTTCCGGGCCGATGCGGTGACGGTCTAGGAGCTAAAGTCTGCAAATGAGATCGCCCCAGAGGACGCCTCCGACATGGTTCGCAAAGGCTTTGCGGGCCATAGATCATCGCTTGCGGGTGCGCTGGCTTCCAGCGCAACGCAGGTGGATGATCACGGAGCGCGTCCCTGGGGCGGTCTTTTGCGGGCTCTTGGGCTCTGTACCGCTTTATCGCGTATCGCAGCAGGAGCAGCGCGTGGTTTTCTGCGAGGAATTGGGAAGCCGCGTGTTGGATTGGGTCAGGCGAGTGGACATGAGCCGCTTCCAGACCCAGGACGACATGATAAAGAGACTCAACGTGGACGAGAGTGACCACAAACCAACAGCTAGCTTTGCTTAGGCTCTGGCTTGGAGAGCCGTCGGATTCAGCGCAAGCGCGTTTTTCTCCTACTCAGCTTGTTCTGGCGCTAAACGAAGGCCGGCGCTGGTTCTGTGAGAAATCCAAGAGCTTCCATATCAAGGATTCCCAGCAGACCAATCCCAGCAATGTAGCCACAAATATTTATTCCATTCCCAACGATGTGATGGGCTTTTGGCTTGTGGAATGGGACGGTATCCCCCTAGATCCAGTAGAGACCGTCGATTGGCGTTCACGAATTGGCGACCGGGACGACATTCAGGGCATCCCAGAGGTTTATCAATACTTCGCCAGGCAGTTGCAGCTTTTCCCGGTCCCATCGGATCAAAAGACCCTGAAATACCACGGCTGGGGCTATGCGGCCGAGCTCATAGACGGCGGGAATGATCTCGATTTGACGGACCAGCAGGCCCGCGGTCCCATTTGGTACACCACATGGCTTCTCAAGGGCGCGGATGAGCGTGACGATCGCGGAGAATTGGCTAAAGCCTTGGAAATCTCCCAGGAATTCATGCGACAATCCAAACCAAAGGGGCCGCGTTATGTGCGCGAGCCAAAGCAAGTGAGTCTATAACACCGGATACTCTATGGCTGATATCGTTTCGCCTTCCTCCAACTTCAGGAGCGACTTGCCAGAGCCGCCCAGGACCAAGCCGCAGGCCTTTGGCATCGGCAAGTTCGGCATCGGCAAGTTTTCTCCCAAGGATCCCACACGCTACCGCTGGGTGCGCGTGAAGGCGGCTGTCACGGCATTGCTCCTGGGCTTGTGCGTTCAGCAGGCAGCCGCCGATTCCTTCACCACGAATCTCAATCTCCGCAAGCCTAGCATTGATGTTGAGGATCCAGACACGCCATGGGGCGATAAGATCAACTCCAATTCTGACACCCTAGAAGCCGCGATATGCGACAAGCGAACAGGCTGTACCATCACCGGAGCAATCACTGTCACAAGCGGAGTATTTGCGGCCGGTGGATCATCCGTCAATGTGAGTGCTCCGATTCTTGGGAACGGGACAACCACATTCCCGCTACGCTTGGACAGTTCATCCGTGACATTGGCCGGGAATTCCTTCAACGGGGCGAACCAGCTTGTGAAGTTGAACGGTTCTATCGCACTCCCAGCGGCAAGCGGGGCCAATCTCACCAATCTAAACGCCTCGCAACTCGCTTCCGGCACGGTGCCGAATGCCAGGCTAGATTCGGCCTCCGTAACCCTGCAAGGGAATTCCTTCAATGGGACCAATCAGTTAGTCAAGACTGACGGATCTGGATTCGTGCCCAATGCCAACCTCGACCCATCCTCAGTAACCAAACTAGGACCGGCGATTGAGCCGGCAGAACTGCCGGCAGATGGATACCGGAGCACCTATCTCAACCAAACCGGAGACACAGCCGGGCACTTGACTTTCCAGGGATCAAGCATAACCGTAGGCGGGCAATCTGTCTTTGAGGGCTCAGCCACATTCAAATCCTCAGTCACGGTTGAGGCCAGGGTTCTTCTCCCGGATGGTTCTGCGACATTCCCCAGCTTGGCCTATACGAACGAGGTACAGACAGGCCTTTCACGCACGGGCGCCACGACTTTGCAACTGCTGTTTGGCGGCGGTTCTGCCATGGCCACATTCAACAGCGGCGGCTCATGCGGGGGGCTTGCCAATGGCTCAGGGCATGCCTGTTTGGAGAGAAGCCCTGATCCTGTCAGCCAGCCCAGCGTCAGGGGGTCCATATCCAACGCGAATACAGGCGTTCATTTCATGGCCGATACCGACCAAGTTCTGCTTGTGACTGATGGCGGGGAAAGGGCAAGGTTTGACCCTTCTTCTGGCGGGAGTGGGATTGCCTTGCGTGGGCCTACCACGATAACGTCAAGCGCTACGGTGACGGATGCCGTAAAGGCGACCAGCTTTACAGCTACCGCTATTGGCGCCGGGATATATTCCATTACCTCTTCAAGTGGCATTCATGTGCTTCAGGGGCGTGTGAAGCTCGAACAGGGAAGCTATATCGAATTCCCCGATGCGACGACCCAAGTCACGGCTTCCGGTGGCGGCGGCGGCGGGACTTTGATCTCGACGACGGTCTATATCCCACGCACGGGAAACCAGATATCCTCAACGACGCTCGGGGCCTGCGCTATCGGATCAACGGCGACTTTGACTATCACGGAATCTAGGCTGCGATTTGATGCTAATGTTTCGGTGCGGGTCCAGGACAATGGGGAATCCGCGCTGCTCGGAATTCTCATAGACGGTAAATTCTTCGACGGCCAAAGTTCGACCGTAGGCTTCACGACCGATCGGGCTTCTGCTGTCAACACTGAGTTCCAGGTGCCTATCAACATCGTGACGGCTTCAACCATAGCAGCTGGGGCGCATTCCTTCTGTATTACGGCGTCCGTGAGCGGCGGTGTGATAGTAGTGGCCCCGATCGGGTCCAATGTCGTAAACGCATTTAGGATATCCGAGGAAGGAGGTGGGGGATCGGGCGGATCAGCCGATGCTATGCTGCTTTCCAGCACTCAAACAGTGGGTGCAGCCAAAGTTTTTACTTCAAGCGTTACGGCAGGACCGTTGGTTGCGACAACCACGATTACTGTCACTCAAGGACTCTTTGTAAATGGCTGGACCGTGGTTGCGAGTTCCAGACCAGCAGGTGCGAATACGGTTTTCTTGACTGGATTCTCTTCTGCGGCTCTTCAATACCAAGTGGAGATTCGGTTTAAGAAAGAAACAAATGGCGGGATCTATGTGCGCTTCAACAACGATGCTGGGAATGTCTATGAGCCGGCGCAATTCGTTGGACTTGGGAACGGATCATCTGGAATAACCGAATCGGGGACTATGACTGAATGGCGTTTGACTGACGATGGACGCCCGGCAGTTGATGGAAAAGATTTCCAGTCAACAGTTACAGTCTGGGCTACAGTTCAAAGCAGCTCAACGATTATAGGACGCGCTGATTCCGTCTACTATACTCCCGCAAGCGGAAGATCTCGAAGCATGGATACGGTCCAATATAGCGGGGCCGCGGCCTTTACTTCCATGACGATCTACGCTTCAGCCGGCACATTCACCGGCGATGTTACGGTACTACAGCTCACAGGAGCGGCGCGATGAAATCTTTGACAGCGCTGTTAATCACTATCGGCATGGCCGCTACCATTTGGGCCCTACCGCAGACCTTTGATGTTTACACAACCAAGCTGGTTCGTGGGCAGATCACGGCCGACCTTGGGGCCGTTTCGGGGAGCGAGTGTGCCACTAGCACATTTTCGGTTTCTGGGATTAAAGCAGGAGCCCCGGTCGATATTGGTCCAGATGAAGCCTTTTTTACAGGCGCCCACATAACCATGACCGGAAGATGCACGGCAGATGGGGTGTTGACGATCCAGCGCTGTAATTCTGCCCTTGTGGCGTCACCGAATCCAGCGTCGGCCAATATTGAGGTTGCATACACAATTTTTCAATGAGAACCATGCTTACCGTCTTAGTAGTTTTGCTCTCCGGGTGTTCTCCACAGCCAAGAATTTGGAAATTTGGAGCTATCAAACCATTCTCGCTTTATTATGCCGAGCAGGCCCAGGTGAAAGAGGCTTGTGGCCCATTATGCCGCCCTGGTGTTCCAGCGTTCTTCAATCACGCCAAGCGAGAGCTATGGCTGAGCTGGAATGCCTGGGACAGGATACCGCATGAGCTTTGCCATGCTGAAGGCAACCATGAGGAAGTTTGCAGGAAGAAAGCTCCATAACGGAAATCGAGTAAGGAGGCACCATGGCAGTTTCTGATGGGCAGATCGCAGGGAAGGCCAACGGGGGCGCGGTGTATGAAGAGGCTGCCCGGGTCATGGCGTCCAGATGTAACAGCGTCTATGAATCCAAGGAGTTTTCAGTGGCCAACGGGGCCTCTAACTACTCCATGAAGAACAACGTGGCCAACGCATTTCTTACGGTCCCCAGAGCTCATCTTATCATCGTGAGAACGGATCAAAACATCACTTTCAAGCTGAATTCCACAGGCGGGGATGCAATCACTCTAACATCCACCGAGGGGTCTTTCACGCTCGACGCCGCGGAAGTCACGGACATTTTTTTCAGCAACAGCAGCGGATCGGCCGCAAACGTCAAGGTTGTGTTGGCCTAGGAGGCCCGATGAAAGCATTTTTGGCCGGGTTGGCATTGGCCCTGTCTCTACCAGCAACGGCCCAGATCGGCACAAGCCCGTCACGCTTCGGAGTTGACATTCCGCGGACTATCGAGCGCGGGACTTGGAGCTTTACCGGAGCCGTAACCTTCAAAGGTACGGTGGACATGTCCAGTTCGGCCGGGATCAGCTTTAGCACAACCACGCTGGATGTTGTGCGGCGAACGGGCGGCAGCATGTCCGGGCAACTCACCATGAACGCCCCTATCGAAATGGGGGGCAACCAGTTCATCAAGTTCAGCACAACGAGCGCCAATCCTGCTTATGTTCCAGGGCGTCTATTCTACAATTCCGGGCAAATGGCCTTGAGTTACTACAACGAAGAAGCAGACGTCACGTTAAATATCGGGCAAGATAATTATATTCGCGTGCGCAACAATTCGGGTTCAACCATTACAAACGGCCAGATCGTGAGGATTAGCGGAGCGCATGGCGCCATCGCTCCTACCATTGGGCTTGCCAAAGCCGATTCTCATGACAACCTCGGTTCCGTAGGAGTGGCCACGCATGATATCGAAAACAACAGTTTCGGCTATGTCACGGCTCAGGGCAAGGTGCACGGTTTGAACACTTCTGCTTTTACTGAAGGGGCGATAATCTATCTCTCATCCATTACCTTTGGGGCCTATACGCAGACACATCCTGCGGCACCTTCATACGAGATCCCCATTGGCATCGTGATCCGTCAGCATTCCAGCCATGGCATCATCTACGTCACCATTCAACCGATCCATTCTTTTGGCCTAGGTGCGGCCAATCAGGTGTTGGGCATGAACTCCGTTGCTGGTGATCCAGAATATAAGAATATTCTGGGCACCACAGGACGTTTGACTGCGACACATTCAGCCGGTGCTATCACGTTTGATATCGTGCCGACCTCCGTCACGCTCCAAGGCAATCAGTTCAATAACGCGAATCAGCTCATTCAGGCTGATGGCGCCGGTTTGGTTCCAAATGCGGACTTGGATTCATCCTCTGTGACAAAACTTGGACCATCCATAGACTCTAGCGAGCTCCCAGCAGACGGATATGCGGCGACCTACCTCAACGCCTCCGGGGATACGGTGACCGGACAGCTCAAGGTGTCTAGCAATCCGCTGATCGTGGACGGCGTGGGTGGGGTATTCCGTGTTGGCCCCGTGACCTCAAGCAACAACGGCGCGACCATCCTTCAATCAACCACTACAGACGCACTCAATCCGATCTTAGATATCCGATCGTTTAACGGGACGCGCCGATGGAGATTCCTCGAAAGCGGGAATGTATTCTACGGTGGGAACGTGGTGAATTTAAATGCCAATACAGCGGATGCAGCAGACACCGGCGATTTTACTTTGTCCGGTGGCGGCGGATCGGGCGGGGATCCCAACCGCGGAGCCTATGTTACGGCTGGCGGCAACGAGAACGCTAACTCTTCTATCGCGGGCCACCTGATCCTCGCGGCTGGCGCCGGCAGCGCATCGGATGGGAGTATCCGCATGCGGGCTCCAGGCGCTCCGTCCGGTGAGGCCGGCAGGATCACCTATGCCGGTAAGTTCGGAATCGGCACCACAAGCCCGGATGCCGATTTGGATGTCAAGAGCAGCACATCATCAGGCGGATATGTCATTCGGGCTTCAAGCCAGAGCGGAAGCGCCATGTGGACTGTGCTTGGGAACGGACATGTTGAAACCAGCACGGCTGGCGCAGCAGCTCCAGCTCTTGCGTCTTGCGGGACTGGCCCGACAAGTAGCGGCAATGATGTGGCCGGCAAGATCACTCTCGGGACTGGCGGCGCCACGGGCTGCGTCCTGACATTCAATTCGCCGTGGACCAACCCACCGGCCTGCGTAGTCACCAATGAGACTACCGCGAACTTGTTCCGTGCTACTTCCACAAAGACGCAAGTCACGTTTTCCGGCACCGGCCTAGGGGGCGATGTGCTGGCCTATCTCTGTCTTGGATATAGGTGAGTGAAAAATGAGCCTAGACGACAAGCTGGATAGGCTTCTTGAGGCGGTTGCACGTCTTGAACCGACCGTTACAGATACCAAGACAGCTGTCCATGAGACCCAGCGCTCCATTCGGAACATTGAGATTAAGAACGCCCAGCAAGACGAGCGAATCAAAAACATGGAGGGGGACCTGGACGGATTAGGTCAGAAACTGAGAGGACATGCTTCTGACAGATCCCTTCACGATTCTGCCGCAGTTCGCCCCCCCAACGCTATCATAGAGCATTGGAAACTTTTTGTGGCGGCCTGCGGACTTGTTGTCACCATCATAGGGCTGGTTATGAAATTCTCATGATATCCGATCTTTTACGGACGGCATGTGATGAGGCGGTGCAAGACGAAAAATTAGCCCCGCAGGATGGCAAAACCTTTTGCAATTTGGGTGTCCAAGTTATCGCAGAGCGCATAGGTTATGGCGAATTTCTAGGGATGCTTGCCAATCAGATTGTGGATCATTTAGAGCGTTCTGGAGACTTTGAAGATGTGGGGCCATTGCTGGCAACCAAAAAGGCCAACTCCGGGGTATTGGTCATAGCCGCATTGAGAGGCAAGCCGCATGGCCACGTTGCAGTAGTCTATCCGTCTGGGGTCACATATTCTGGGAAGTGGAAAAAGGAGTGTCCCGTGGTTGCCAACGTGGGGAAGCGCAATGGAATCATGGGAGCGAATTACGCTTTTGACTCTGAGCCCAGCTATCATGCCAGGATGGCTTGAACGATGGATCAGACGCGGTTTCTGGTTCAGTTTCAAAATAGTCTTGGGCGGTGGAAACGCTGGAGACAAGGAACAGGAACGATGCTTGGATTGCGGCATAATCCGATTGGAACATGCCAGCAAGGCACATCCTTTCCGCAACGCTAAAACCTGGGAGGCATGACATGAAACTTGGATGGCTGGACTACTTCAAGCTGTTGATGCGCGGTAAGCCGGTCTTGCAGGAGGCTATCAAACAGGGCGCCGATACCAAGGCCGCTCTGGATAAATCCTCTTGGAAATCGACCGAGTTCTGGAAGGCCGCCCTTACCGGACTGGGTGCTGTCGCGGCCCAGGCTTCCGGGCTCATCCCGCCACCCTACGGCGCTATCGTTATGGCGGCATCCTCGGCCGTCTATGCTTTAAGCCGCGGGCTGGCCAAGCATTCCGATCCGCTGGGCGGCATCAAGCCCGGGGCCTCAACAACCGAGTTTTGGGGGAATCTAACTTCCAGTCTGGGGGCGGTACTCATGGCCACTTCAGGCGCAGTAGCCCCTGAGACAGCGGCGGTGCTTGTTGCCGTATCCAACAGCGCCTATGAGCTCTCCCGTGGCCTAGCCAAGGGTGGGGCCCAGCCCGAAGCCCTGGAGGGGCCAAAGCCGGCGCAATCGTGAAAATTGGTGCCAAAGAGGTTATCCGGGAGCGAGTCCCAGATCATCAAGGCGTGGGGCGGCATGATCCTGGCGGCTATTGTGCTATACCCGCGCCGCGCCCAGAGGCTTTGGGATCTTCTTTGGGAGACTACCCGGTTGCGGCCAAAGAAGCCGCGAGGGGAACGCTACGGTAAAATATGGCGATTAGCGCAAGGCTCGAAGCGAAGCTACGATTCTCCCGCCTAGGGCCGTGGCTTCTTGGGATTGACCAGAAGAGCGCTGCTTATGCCTTGCCGCCAGGGAAAATCCGCGACGGCCAGAACCTACTTCTGGATGAAACCCCAGGACTAGCCCAGAAGCGTAACGGCTCCAGGCAAATATCCACTTTGCCATCTGGCCTGCCGGCACGGGATGGGCATGTGTTCATCAAGATCGACGGCTCAATCTTCCTGCTAGCTTCCGACGGCGTTAGTCTCTACTCCACTTCGGATCCAAGCGTACAGTCTGCCTGGACGCTCCGAAGAACAGGCCTTGACACTGACGGTTTCTTGGAGTTCGAGACCGCAGAGGACAAGGCGTGGATGAGCAACGGGATAGACCCTATAATGTCCTGGGATGGGACTATCCTGTTTGTCTATGACAGGGAAAAAACGGTCACGATCGACAATGTTGCCATCACGGCTACCACTGTCAGAAACGCTCAACTGACGGAAGCCGATGATTTCTGGAACGGGCAGAAGCTGGTATTCACCACTGGCGCCAACACTGGTACGGTAGTCACCGTTACTGATTTCGATGCGGCTACGGACACGATCACTTTCGCGCCTACCCTAAGCGGAGCTACGGCTGTCACAGATCGCTTCAAGGTTGGTCTCATCATCCCGAAAGGCCGGGCCGTGCGGTTCTGGGACGGCCATCTTTGGGTAGGAGGCACGACTGACAACCCGAGTGAGCTCAGGTTTCACCAACTCACCGATCCCAACACCGGAGCAGACATCGGTATAGATCACCCCCTAGCCTGGCCTTCCAGAAACCAGTTAGACGTTTATTCATCGGACGGCGACCGCCTCTGGGGGATATCGCCCATCTTGCGCGACCGCATCATGCCGCACAAGGCAACCGGGGTGTTCCGCATAGAGCGCGACCCTCTTACGCTTTATCGCATCGAAAGCGTAGACCGTTCGGTAGGATCCCGGTTTCCTAGGTCCTGGCAAGAGAAGAAGGGACTTCTCTATTTCTTTGGGCAGGACAAGGACGGACTCCCTGAGATATACAAAACCGATGCCGTCAGCGTTGTCCCAGTTGATCCAGCGCATGGCATAGATCCAACCCTGCGCTCCCTACGTCAGCCGAATTTCCTTTTCCGCTCTTTGTCCTTCTCAGCCAAGCCCGACTTCGACGCCGGCATACTGTCAACCTTCCTGGAGACCACGGATGCTAGGCTCAGGCCGCAAGTATTCGATACCGCAGTAGATTGGCAAGGTCCAGGGCTTCAAGCGGGCCTCAACATCGACATAGAGACCAACCCAGGGAAAGCTGTGGTACTAGGAAAACCAGTTTGGGAAGTGCGCTACGAAGCTGATGCCCCGCCTGAGAGTTCAAGCCCATCATGGCAAGCAAGTGCATCCGGGCAGGTAACAGCCTCAAATGCGGCCGGGATATTGACGATAACGGCTGGGCCCGCCACTGGAGGATTCAGGCAATACAGCAGGACCGATGATCCCGAATCGACCAAAGACACATTCCTGACTGTCCGGGCCAGGAAGAGCTATTTCTTCGGCATAGCGAATGGGAATAAAGGCGTTATGGTAACATCGGCTACCAATGCTCCCACAGTAATCAGAGTGATTGGAGAATCCTCCAACGATATAACCGTCAGTTCCGATGTAAACGATTTCCGTACATTCCATC